ACCACAAGGATTTGTTCCAAGGGTTTTAAATCCGAGATCCGCATACATATCCGCTGGGGATTCTTTAATAACATTATCCCAAAATAAAACTCCGGGCTCTGCATTCTTATGAGCCTGTTTAACAATTGTATTCCAAACTTCTCGTGCTTTAACCCTTCTTACGTAAGCCCCAGTTTCGGTTCTATGAAGTTTATTGTAAGTATATTTTTCAAAAATTTTTGGCTGAGCGGATTCAACTGGCCAACGAAGAAGATAATCTTCATCTCTTTCTACAGCAGACATAAATTCATCGGTAACTTTGACGGAAACATTAGCCCCTGTAACTTTTGTAAGATCATCCTTCTTCATGATAAAATCTACAATATCTGGATGATTTATATGCATTGTAATCATAAGAGCCCCCCGTCTTCCATCCTGTGCAACTTCTCTTGTAGATTCGGAAAATCTATTCATAAAAGAGGTAGCTCCTGTTGAAGATTGAGCGGCATTATTAACAGTAGCTGTTGCCGGACGAAGATGTTCAAGTGTTATACCTACTCCTCCCCTTCTTTTCATGAGTTGAACAAGGGATTCATCAGTATTAAAGATCCCGCCATAAGAATCAGAACCATTATCAATAAAAAAACAATTTCCCAAAGAAGATATTTGGTCAGCATTACCTAACCCAAATTGAATAGAACCTCCAAAAATAAATGATTTGAAGTTTTTAAATGATTCATAAATTTCTTCGTAAGGGAGTGAATTGGGGTATTTTTGTTCAATTCTATGAATTTCTTTTGCTAATCTTTGGATTGTATCATCTGGAGTTAATTCTAAGTAATAATTTTCGGTTTTTGATTTGAGTGCGTATTTTTTTATCCATACGTTACATGCTAATTGATCCTGGCGAAAATATTCTAATCCAGATTCCTTTAATTGGTTTTCGGTATACTTATTTTCCATTAATAATATTAATTTTTGTTTTATATTTTCCTCTTTTTTTTCCTAAATGCGATTCACTTAATTTTCTTCGTGTTTCTTCAGATAATTTTTTATTCAAATTTATTCTTGCATTATTTAAACTGATTTTTATTTTTGCTTCCTCTGTATGAACAAAATTATGTTTCCCCTTGTTATTTTCCCTTATTTTCTGTTTTGTTTCTTCGGATAAATGCTTTCCCCAATTCGGATTTTTTTCTCCTAATAACATTTCGCTCATTTTTTTTCGAACTTCTTCAGGGTATTTTAGTCCTTTATTCCATGGAATTTTTCCTATTTTTGCTTCCCTCATCTTTTGTTTTGCTTCTTCAGTATGATTTCTACCCTTCATCCAAGTAGATTTACCAAATGCTGGATGTTTTTCTCCTAATAAAGAATTTCGAATTTTTTTCTTTGTTTCTTTAGAGTGAAGTCCCCCGCAATTTGTCCCGCCGGTTGGGCTTATATTATATCCATTTGGAACTAAAGTATTAAATTTCTTAATATATTTTTCTTGAGCAATAAAAGCTTTATTTCTTGTAGGAAACCATTCTAAAATTTCTTTAAAAAAATTAAATTCTCCATACTCTAAAATCTTTTTATTAAATAGAATCCCACTACCGATATAATATTTTTTATCATGGGGATTAATAGTATGATCCCCGATATATTGCTCTCCTGTAATTAAATTAGTAGTTAAATAAACATAATGAATTCTTGTTTTCATGAATGCGTTTTATTCTATATATCAAATTAGAACCTAGCATATCTTTACTAAAAAATTGATCTTTAAAAAATCAATTTTTCAAATTAAATCCCCATATTTTATTTTAGTTATTTTATTAGTTTTAGTTGTGATATTTATCCTTCTTTAATTTTCTTTAACGCAGCCATTTCTTTTCTAGTTTTACTCCCCATAATAATTAATTTAAGACATCGGAAATTTGTTTTTCTCTTTCCTTGAGGACCTTCGTAAGCTCAACTATATCCCTTTCGGCATCTTTTGAACGATTCTGAGCTTCTTTCCTCTGAGCATAATAATTCGTTAAAATTTCAGGTAATAATGGTTCATAAGAACCATCAAAAACAGCTCCAGAGGAACATTTGACTTGCTTATCATTTGGCTTATAATTTTTGTCTTTTGTAATGAAGTTTTCTATAGAGATCTTGAACTGCCTCATTATCGTAGGATAAAGAGAGTTAAAGTCAAAAGATCCTACCCATCCATAAAGATCCGGGGTTGGATTAAATACAAAAGCTCCCTCGTAACTCTGCCTGCTTCTTTCCTTCCTTTCTTGAGGAAAGACCCTATTCCTTTCATAGGCATATCTTGTGGACGTTGCTTCTAACATATAGATTGGCGAGAAAGCATTCATCGCTTCAACCCTTGTAATATTTGCTAATCCCAAGAATATTCCCATGGTTTTTAATTTATAATGGATTTGTTCCACAAGAATAGCATCAATTGCATTATAGAAAACATATTGATCAAAATCTTTTCTGTAAAGTTCTGTAAAGGATCCAGGATATTTAACCTTTGTAACACCTAAGGCAGCTTCGGCAGCAAAGTCCAGGGAACTATTTTCTTTAGGATCAATAACCCTATCCCACTTTTTATAAAGCTCCATATAGTCAACAATGAGTTTGTGCTGAGGCAAGAGGATTTCAGCCCTTTGGTTCCTATCCATTATTCGATGCTTATACCACTGTTTTGTGGGGCTCATCCAGGAAATATCCAGATGAAGTTTCTGGCAACGATTATAAATATATCTCCAGTCATAATTCCAGAAGTTCCATCCAATTATTAGAGGAGCATGACGAGCATAATTATAGAGAAAATCATAAAGCATGTCTGCTTCATTGTTATATTGCTTATAGATAAAATTGTATTTTATCCCAAGCTTTTCTAAGTGCTTGTCAATATTCTCCTGTATTTTGTTTATTTCTCCTTCTGATAGAGGTTTTAATCCAAACACAATGACCTGATCCTTATTACTCCAGGAAATAGTATTGATTCGGCTCATTGCATCTCTTGGTTCAGCAAATCCATTATCCTCATCAACATCTACCTCTATATCACACGAATAAGCATTGGGTTTATTCATTTCAAATAAAGGCCCTACGAGTTCTTCTCCAGCATCCACAAAAAATTCTTGTATTCTATATCTGGATAAGAATTCGCTTGGAACCCTTCTAACGGGACGATCATCCCAGGATCTTATTCTTTGATCTGCCCCAGCTTGAGATTTAGCATACACATAAACATATTGATGTGCAGCAGGAATATTTAATTGCATAAAAGAAATATTGCCTTCTTTATTAATATAGGAGACAATTAATTTTCCCTTACGTTGCTCGAGATTTACAATCATAATTACAAGATTATTTACATTTTATATGTGGGGGGAGGGAAAAGTTTATATAAAAATTCGTTAAATAAAAAAGGCCTCTTTCGAGGCCTAATTTGCATAGAGAATTTTTATTTCGAGATATTTAAAAACAAACTATTGAGCATATTTTGATCGCTTTTTTCTAAATAATCTTTTAATTCTTCGATACTATAAAAACATAAAACCGGAATTCCTAATTTTATTGCTTCTTCCTCCTCCATATCTGCTCCTCTAGATGGGATTTCAACCCCAAAATCATCTTTGGGTCTTAATCTAATAACCCCATTGCATATTCTGAGAACCTCAAAATCATATTCAAGCCATTCAGTATGGGATCTTTCGCGAACTTCATTTATGTAATGAGTTAAAAGAGGAGCAATAGGGATAAGGCCGTAATCCCTTAAAATGTGCCAAGCGTCAATTTGTAATCTGACCATTTGTAGCTTATCCCCCGATGTGTAAGGAGAAGCAATGTAAATTTTGCATTTCATTTTCTTCTATTTTTTAAAAGCTCCTATGAGTTCTTGCCACCAGTTTAAATCTTCTTCAAAATCATCTTCATCCTCGTAATCTTTATGGGAACATTTTTCCAATGATTTCATTTTGGATTCAATCATATTCTTTAATTCTTGATATTCTGTTTCTTTCAGATCCTTATCGTAAAAGACCTGAATATTAGAATCAGCGGTGACGGGGAGTAAAAAAGTGTAATACTCATCATTAGCATTAGATTCGCTAACAACTTTTTGAAGTTCATGTAAATTTTTTACAGCTAACCCCATTGGCATCCCATCAATGCAATAATTTATGACAAGAATTGGCTTTGCCATTTTTTATGAATTTAATTGTTGAACTTTTGTTTCTTTTTTGTTGTTATCATCGTCTAATATTCCTAAATCCTTTAATGTATTAATCGACAAGATTACATTATTTGGAGCTAGAGAAAAAGGAGCTTGTTCAAAGGTGATAACCTGTTGAAGCATTAAATGAAGAGAATAATTAGGAAGACCTTGTTCCTTATATCTTTCTTCAACTTTTCTGAGTTTTTCTAAGTTAATTTTCATATTTCAATTTCATTATAAAAAATAGTTATAACGAGATAATCGTTACGATCGGTTGTTTGCTGACTAATAAGGACGATATTCGGATTCTCCGATAACCATTTATTCACTTCCTTTTCTAAAGAGGAAGGATAATTTTCAAAATATTTAAATTTCATTTTATTTATTTATCTGATGATCCAAATCCGCCAGAACCTCTGGTAGTTACTTCAGCATAGAATTCTTCAGGTTTTAGTCCTTCTTCAACTTTAATATCTGAATTGAATATTGGGGTTTCAAGAAACTGAATAGCTTTCATTCCAGCTCCAATTCTTATATTTTCATTACTGGTATTAATAAGGCTGATATGTATTTCCCCCTGATATTCATAATCTACCACTTGGGCTCCAAAGATTAATCCATTCTTAGTGGCAACACCAGATTTATTTGCTGCAATAAGAGCTCTCCCAGGTCTT